ACGAACCGCCGCATCGACCATTCATCAACCCCGGCAAAGCCAACCCCGTTGACGCCGGGCACAAAGTCACCAGGCTGCGCCACGCCGAAAAACGCAGCAACCTCGGTATCGGCGGCTGCCGTCTGATCCGGGCTGCCCGGCTGGCCTGGGGCGGCCGACAAAGTGATCCGCCCCCGCCACGGCAATGCAGGCTGTCCTACGGCACCGGAATAGGGATCGGTCAACGTATTCGTGGCCAGTTGGTCCATCAGGATGAATGGGTAAAACACTACATTCTGCCCGCGTGCGTTCAACTCGCGGATTGCCGCGATCACCGACGCATCCGCAGGCGTCCCGCCATAAACGGGCGCCCCGCCGCTTTGCGCCACCACCTGCGCCCCGGCCCGGCCCAGCCCCGACACCGTCCAGGGCATCGCCGCTGCATCGGCCGCTGTCTGTTCGACCTTGGGCCGCAACGCGCAGGACCCGCAGCGCAGATCATCCCCAAACCATGACACGACAAACACCACCGATCCGCAGTTCGGCAATTCCTCGTTCAGCGCGTCCAGCGACACCAGCAGATCGGCCTTGCCCTGTGGTGAATTGACGTTGATCGCCTCCTGCTGACCCAGCTCGCGCGAGATATAGACAGGCTGGGTCGCCAACGCGTACTCGCCCGTTCCGGGGATCAGGCAGACCGCCCGCACCAGACGCGCCATGTCCTCGGCCGCTTCGGGCGAATCCTCCGCCGCCGGGCGGAACACCTCGAAGCTGAACTGCGGCACCCGGTTGCCGAACTGCTCCAGCGCCAGATCCTCGAACACGACATAGGCCATGCCGCGATAAGCCGGCACCTCGCCCACCCCTTCGACCGCCTCCATCTTGGGGTCCGGGGTCTGTGTCAGGCTGCCAGTATAGACGCGCATGTTAAGATCGTCGCGCGCCACCTCGGTCCCGTCGGCCCAGACCCGGCCCACCCGGGTAATCTCGCCTTCGCACAACGCCACGGCCATGCTGACCGAATAGCTGTAATCGCGTGTACGCGGCCGCCGCGCCCCGCCTTTGCCCCCACCCGCGACCAGCACATCCTCGCGGAACCTGCTGGCCCAGATCACCTGACCCGATACACGCATCCGCCCGAATACCTGCGCCGCCGGTGTGCCCTCGCTGGCGCCCATCAGGCGGAACCGGTCCACCCGGCCCCGCTCGACCGGTGCGCTGCCCTGGCCCAGCAACCGCTCGTCGATGCTGCGCCCGATGGCCGCACCCGCCGCCCGCCCGATGATCGCGGTGGACAGGCCCAGAACCGACCCGCCCAGCATGTTGCCGACCGCCAGCCCCGCCGCCGAAAGTACAATCGTCGCCATCAGACCGGCCTTTCCGGAAATGCAAACCGCGCCACCACCCGCCGCCGCCACGGCAGGCTCAGCGCACTTTCGATCACGCCATGCCCGCTGAAGGCATGGACGAATGTCGCCCCCGGGCCAGTTTCGGCCTGTATCCCCAGATGCTTGGCCACCGCACCCGTCCGCATCCGGAACAACAGCACGTCACCCGCCGCCTCGGTATCCAGCGGCCTGACCACCAGCCAGCGCGATGCTGCCGCCCAAAGGCGCTCGTCCCCCTGGGGTTCCGACCAGTCCGGCGCATAGGCCGGCACCACCTCCGGCTCGACCCCCAGACAGTCGCGCCAGACCCCGCGCAGCAACCCAAGGCAATCCGCCCCGGCCCCCCGCGCGCTGGCCTGATGCACATAAGGCGTTCCGATCCAGCCGCGCGCCGCCTGTATCACGCTCATCGGTTCAGGCTCCCGCCGTCATCCTCGCCCCGGCCCTGCGGGAACGATGTCAGCCAGTCCTCGCCCGGGATAAAGGGAAAGCCCTGAAAATTGAGGATGTTGTTGAATTTCAACCGGCAGGTCTCGACCCGCTTGTCGCAACCCGCCTCGATCCGCACAGTGTCACCCGGCGCGATCACTGCCCGGATCGGTTCCCACAGCTCGATCTCGCGACTGCCGTCGGCCGCCAGCCGGTCATGCTTGATCATGCCCGACAACCCCGCCGCGTCGCCGGATTGCATCACCAGCCGGCCACGTTCAAACCAGCGGTCCTGAAACGTGTCAAGCAGCGCAAACCCGAACACCCGCCGCGCCAAGACCACCTCGGCCGGCAGGCTGACCGCGTAGCCGACCGTAGCCAGATCGAACCCGCAGCGCGCATCGCCCAGCACCGCGCCACATGGCCGCTGGATCACCCTGCCCTGCGGTTGATTCAGTGCCTCGGTCAGCCCACGCAATTCGGCGTGAAACGCGCCGCTGCCGCGTCGGATTTCCCCGATCGTGCCGCGAAACCGCAGCATCCGCTGCCCGGGATCGCGCCAGTTCACCAGCCACAGCCGCACCTCGGCCCCGTCCAGCCGTCCCGAGTCGATATCCTCCTCGCGCAGGGACGCATCGCTCAGCACCCCCAGCGCCTCCGAGTTATCGACGGCCAGGCCCGTGCCCTGTACGATAGCCCGCGCCGACATGCCCGCATCGGCGCGAAAAGCGATCCCGTCAAAACTGAATCCCCGGTCATGGTCGGTGAACCCCAGCGTGACGCCATCGCGCCGCACCACCGCCCAGGCCCGGCATACCGTGGTCAGCCCCGTCGCCAGATGTTCCATCAGTGCCGCCGTCATACCCGCACCTCGATCACCGGCACCACCGGCATATCCCCGGCCCGAAATGACGCGACCGATACACGGATCCGGTCGGTATCGAACCGCACCGGTACGTCGAATTCGAACCCTGCGCGTACTTCGGCGCCCAGATCGGGCGCAGCAGCGAACGTGATGGACCCTGCGGCAGTATCAACCGTCCAGTCGATCGCCTCTTGCAGCGTATCCCCACCCACAGCAGCCTGAACCGTGCCCGACACCGGTTTGACGACAGGCCGGACATAGCTTTGCAGGCCGGACACATAGGCCTTGGTCAACCCGAACACCGTCTGAACCCCGTCGCCTGTGCCGATCAACTGGTCCAGCGGCGTCACCTGCGCGGTAGGCAGACAGGATTTGAAATCCGACCAGTCCTTCCAGCGAAACCCGTACAACTGGCCCTGCCGCGCCTCGAAAAACGCGATCAGGCCCGCGACATCGTCCAGCGACCGCAGCCCCAGCCCGGCATCATAATGCCGACGCGCATGGGCCCAGGGCGTGTTGCGCTCCTCGAACCCATTGGCCAGCGCCACGATCTCGGTGCGCCGTTCCGGCCCGCCGACGGACCCGAAACTCAACGAAGCGGGGAACCGCACTTCATGAAACGACATGCTCGCCTCCTCGGTCGTATCCGACCTCTTGCCTCAAACACCGCCCTCAGCGGTTGCGTTGCCCGCGCCCCAACGCCCGCGCCATCTGCGCGGCGATCTGCGACTGGCTGCGCTGAAACCCGGCCACATCCGGGGTCTGGATGTTGAACGTCACGTTGACGCCGCCACCCCCGCCGCCGCGCACGCCCAGGCGGCCGTCGGCCCCGCGTGCCAGCGGCATGATCGCCTCTGGCCCAGCCTCGCCCATCAGACCCATGCCGCCCCGCATCGGGAACGTCGTCGCTCCGCTGATCACGCCCCCGTTGGCAAACGGCATCACCCGCCCTTGGGAAAACGCAGAACCATTGGCCTGCGGGATCAACCCGGACACCAGCGCATTGACACCATTCGCCAAAAGTCCGCCGAAATGGTTCGTCACCGGCTGGACCGCTGCAGAATAGGCCGTGTCGATCATCGACCGCGCTACAATCCCCAGTGCATCCGACAGTTTGATCCCGTCCAGCACCAGCCCGTCGAACGCCCGCCGCAACCCGCCCGAAAACCCACGCTCCAGGTTGCCCAGATCGCGCACCGTGGCCCTCAGCGTGCCTTGCGTCTCGCGCAGCGACGTCGAAAACGCCGCCGTCATTGCCGCCGCATCCGACAGCGTGCGCTCCAGCCCGCCCACCTCGTCGCTGAACTGGTCCAGCCGCCCGATCTCGTCCATGTCAGTCTCCCTGGCCTATTCCGCCTGACGGTCGGGAAAGGCACGTACCAATTCCTCCAGCCGTGATCGCCCCATCGGCGGGCCCGCCCGGTCCAGTCCCAGCATCAGCATCAGCTCGACCGGCGTCAGCGCCCAAAACTGCGTCGGCGTCAGCCGCAACTGCGACAGGCCCGCCCGCAGCATCCCCGGCCAGTCCAGCCGCACGGTCATCCGCCCTGCACCGCAAAGGCCCGCGCCAGCAATTCACCCGCCGCCCGCGCCGCAGCCACCGGACCGCCTGCAATATCCACCGTCAGCAGATCGGCCGCCGTTCCCTGCCAACCGCCACCCCGCAGCCCGGCCACGATCAGCGCCATCACGTCCCGGCCCGAAAACGCCCCGGACTCGAACCGCTGGACCAGGTCCACAAGCGACGGCGCACCGATGGCCGATTCCAGTTCGGCCAGCGCGCCCAGCGTCAGCTTGGCCACCCGCACCTCGCCATCCAAGGTAATCGCCACCTCTCCGGCAAAGGGATTGACCATCACGGGTCGATCAGCGCGCTGAAGGTCAGCGCCCCGGCCGAGGCCAGCGCCATCTCATAGGTGGCCTCGCCATTGTGCGACCCAGCATATTCGACTGACGTGATCTGGAACGGCCCCTGCACCGTACCGAACCCCGGCACGATCACCTGAAAATCGGGCGTCTCTCCGTCAAAGAATATCTGCCGCGCCCGCTCGTCCGTGGTGGCGTCCTTGAACACGCCATTGCCGCTGATGCTGGCGGATTTTACGCCCGCGCCGCCCAGCAATTCGCGCCAGCCGCCCTGCGATTCCAAACTGGTCACATCCACGCTTTCGGCGTTGAAGCTGATCCGCGTCGCGCGCAGACCCGCCACGGTCTCGAACAGACCCGCCCCGTTCATGTCGATCTTGATCAACAGATCCTTGCCGTTCTGGGCCGCCATGC